TCGAAAGACTTAATGTCGTACAGGACATTATTGGGTTTAGACAGCAGATTCGCGAACTCGCTCGCCCTAATCTGTTCCAAGTTGAGATCAACTTCCCCGCTAAGGTTGAAGAGATCTTCCAAGTTAACGCTGCTGACGTTCCCGAATCTCAGAACAACAGCACCAGTAGCGCCGAAGGCGTTCGCCTCTCTACCTTCCTCGTGAAGGCAGCAAACCTTCCCGCTTCTACTGTGGGTGTGGTTGAGGTTCCTTTCAGAGGTCGTACTCTGAAAATCGCTGGCGACAGAACGTTTGAACCTTGGACTGTTACCGTCATGAACGACGAGAACTTCCTCCTCAGACGTAAACTGGAAGAGTGGTCCCGCATCATTCAGTCCATGCCGATGAACTATCAAACTGCTACCAGCATTGCTGAGTATCAGTCTAGTGCATTGGTCCGTCAGTTCGACAGACAGGGCGCACACTCTGCTGCATATGAGTTCGTTGGCATCTGGCCATCTAACATCAGCGCAATCGATCTTGCATGGGATAGCAACGATACTCCTGAGGAGTACACCGTTGAGTTCCAAGTTCAATACTGGACTTACGCAACCGATACTAACACTGGTAACGCAGAAAGCACAGACTGATGAATTACGAACCTACTAAATAGTAGGACAAGTAATTACAATACGTCTGATGTCCCAATTATTTGGTTATTCGCTTGATAGAAAGAAGGGGTCGAAATCGGCTCCTTCTTTTGTGCGTAAAGAGTCAGACGATGCAGCGCAACCTATTGTTGCTGGTGGTTATTTTGGACAATATGTCGAGATGGGCGACGCTGCCAACAAGGCAAGCGAAGCAGACCTTATTGGTCGTTACCGTGAAATGTCACTGCATCCTGAATGTGATGCAGCAATCAATGATGTTGTTAACGAAGCGATTGCTGGGGATCTAAACGATCATCCCGTAGATATTGATCTCCAAAACCTCAAAGCATCGCAGACACTCAGAAATAGAATCAAGGAAGAGTTTGAAAACGTCCTTGTTCTCCTAGATTTTGATAGAAAAGCATACGACATCTTCCGTAGATGGTATATCGACGGCAGACTTTTCTATCATAAGATGATCGATACCAAGAACCCTAGTGCTGGCATTAGTGAGTTGCGGTATATCGATCCTCGTAAGATCAAGAAGGTTGTCGAGTTTGACAAACCCAAAGATCGCCTCCAACCAATCGATCCCCAGACTGCTTCGATCGTACCGAAGTCTGTTGAGTATTACATTTACTCACCAAAAGGTCTGAAAGGATATGAGAATAATGGTATCAAGATTGCTCCTGATGCTATCTCCTATATCCACTCTGGTCAGTTGGATATGCAGCGCAACTATGTGCTGTCACACCTTCACAAAGCAATCAAAGCACTCAATCAACTCCGTATGATTGAGGACTCTCTGGTCATTTATCGTCTGTCCAGAGCACCCGAACGCCGCATCTTTTACATTGATGTGGGTAACCTGCCCAAGCAAAAGGCAGAACAATACTTGCGTGAAGTGATGTCTCGTTATAGAAACAAGTTGGTCTATAACGCTGACACTGGTGAGATCAGAGACGATAAGAAATTCATGTCTATGTTGGAGGACTTCTGGCTTCCAAGACGCGAGGGTGGGCGCGGCACTGAAATTTCTACTCTCCCTGGCGGGCAAAACCTCGGTGAACTGGAAGACGTTAAGTATTTCCAGAAGAAACTGTATAGATCTCTGAATGTCCCAGAGTCTAGATTGGAATCTGAATCTTCTTTCAACATTGGTAGATCTGCTGAGATCACCCGTGATGAAGTGAAGTTCCAAAAGTTTGTCACAAGACTCCGTAAGAAGTTTAGTGATCTGTTTAATGATCTCCTTAAAACTCAACTGGTTCTGAAAGGCGTTTGCACGCTGGAAGAATGGGATGAGATGAAGGAGCAAATCCAGTATAACTTCATTGCTGATAACTACTTCTCTGAAATGAAAGAGAAGGAAGTTATGAATGAGAGACTCGCTCTTCTCGCTCAGATGGATCCTTACGCTGGTAAATACTTCTCTCTTGAATACCTCCGCCGCAACATTCTGCGTCAAACTGATAACGAGATCGATGAGATCAACGAGCAGATGCAGGCAGAAATGGATGCTGGTTTGGTTGTCTCTCCCGCAGAGATGCAACAGATGGAGAAGGCGCAAATGGAGATGTCATTGATGCCTCCTGAACCCGAACAAGAGGAAGAGGGATTAGATCCCAAAGATTACGAAAAAGGAAATATCTAAATAGTACATATAATCTGTAATTATCATGCCCTCCCAATCTGCCCTTGACATTGTAAATTCGTTGTTCGCTGGTCAAAAGGACCTGTCGGACTACGTTGATACACAGATGAAGTCCCTCGCCATGGACACCATCGGTGACATGAAGAAGGAAGTCGGCGCGAAGATGTTTGCACCTACCCCTGACGAACCAGAGGTAGAAGCATCTGCCGAGACAGAACCTGAAACCCCCGAAACCCCCGAAGCATCAACTGAGGAACCTACCGATGAAACTGATAACGGAACAAATTGATGACGCCAAGATCGTAATTACCGAAGGTAAGAACGGTAAGAGAAACACCTTCATTGAGGGTGTATTTCTGCAAGGCGAACTCACTAACCGTAACGGAAGACGTTATCCTATCTCTACTCTCGCAAGAGAAGTAGGTAAGTATAACGAGAACTTCGTTAAGACTGGTCGTGCTCTGGGAGAACTGGGTCACCCCGATGGTCCTACCATCAACCTTGACCGTGCTTCTCACCTCATCACTTCCCTGAGACAGGAAGGTAATAACTTTGTTGGTAAAGCAAGACTTCTTGAAACACCTATGGGTAAAATCGCCAAGCAACTGCTTGACGAAGGTGTCAAACTGGGAGTTTCTTCACGCGGACTGGGTTCTATCAAGGAAGAAAATGGTGTCAAGGTAGTAGGCGAAGACTTTATGCTCGCTACTGCTGCTGACATCGTAGCAGATCCTTCTGCTCCTGATGCATTTGTCAATGGAATCATGGAAGGGAAGGAATGGGTGCTTGCTGGTGGCGCAATCCACGAGCAGCAAATTGAGCAAATCAAGAAAAGAATTGACAATGCTGCGGCAGCGCAATTAGAAGAAAGGAAGATTTCCGCGTTTTCTGAGTTCTTGAAAAATCTGTAATCATAAATAATTAGAGCAATCACAGCAACGTAACCACGAGGAGACACAATGTCTGACAAAATTGAAACTACTCTGGACGAATCGAGCGTAACTGCTGGCGCTAAGCCTGCCGATCCCCAAGGTAAACTGTCTGATGAAGGCAGTGGACTTAGTGGTATCGCTGACCTCGGTGGTCCTACCCCCCAAAACTCTAAACCCGACGACGAGTCTAACAAGTTTAAGGTCGTCACGGGTGGCAATGCACAAGCACCCACAACGAAACCTTCCGATGCTTCTGGCAATAAGCAGGACAGCATCAAGAAGTCTCCTACCTTCGACCACGCTGAGCACGAAGGTGAAGAAGTGATTGCTGAGGAAGAAGAGACTGAAACCATTCAGATCGATCTTTCTGCTGACGTTGCTGCTCTGACTGAGGGTGAAGACCTGTCTGAGGAGTTCAAAGAGAAAGCTGCTACGATCTTTGAGGCAGCAGTTGTTTCTCGCCTTAACGAAGAACTTGACAGAATCCATGGTGATTATGCCAAGGTCCTCGAAGAAGAAATTGAGACCGTAAAAACCACTCTTGCTGAGCAAGTAGACGAGTATCTGTCGTTTGCTGTTCAGAAGTGGGCAAAGGATAACGCTCTTGCCATTGAGCACGGCATTAAGACCGAGATGGCAGAAAGCGTCCTTGCTGGACTCAAACAAGTTTTCGCTGAGAACTTCATCGAAGTTCCCGACGAGAAAGTTGACTTGGTTGACGAAATGACCGAGCAACTCGATACTATGGAAAAGAAACTCAACGAACAAATCGAAGAGAACGTTGGTCTCACCAAAGAGGTCGGCGGTTATATCAAGAATGGGATCGTGAGCGAGCTGAGCGAAGGACTGTCTCTTGCACAACGCGAGAAACTTGCCTCCCTTGCAGAAGCAGTTGAGTTTGAAAATGAAGAGACCTTCCGCGAGAAGGTGGCGACTCTGAGAGAGTCGTATTTCTCCACCAAACCCGAAGTGACTACTGTTACTGAGGATGTTGAGGTAGAGAACGCACAGATCGGCGGCACTATGGACGCCTATGTGCAAGCACTTTCCCGCTGGGCTAAGTGATAACTAAACCCCTATTCCACCTAGAAATTAAAAGGTAAAAAAGCAAATGTTCAATTCCGAATCTTTGCAGGAAAAGTGGGCACCCATTCTGGAACACTCCGAACTCGATAACATTTCGGACAAGTATAGAAAGGCTGTTACCTCCATCCTGCTCGAAAACCAAGAAACCTTCCTGAAAGAGGAAGCAGGCATCCTCAACGAGGCAGCCCCTACCATGTCCGCTGGCACCGCTGGTTTCAGTGGTAGCAGCACCGCTACTGGTCCTGTTGCTGGTTTCGACCCTGTTCTGATCTCCTTGATCAGACGCTCCATGCCGAAACTGATTGCATATGACATCGCTGGTGTGCAACCGATGACTGGTCCTACTGGACTGATCTTCGCAATGCGCTCACGCTATGGCACCAACAGAACTGCTGGCACCGAAGCATTCTTCAACGAGGCTGACACTGAGTTCTCCGCTGAGAACGCAGCATCTGACCTGGGTAGAACTGCTCAGGCAGGTAGCAACCCTGGTCTGCTCAACGACAGTGGCACTTATAACACCTCTGGTGGTATGACCACTGCCGAGTCTGAGGCACTGGGCGACGCTTCTGGCAACCAGTTCGCAGAAATGAACTTCTCGATCGAGAAGGTCACTGTGACTGCTAAGTCCAGAGCACTGAAAGCTGAGTACAGTCTTGAACTTGCTCAGGACTTGAAAGCAGTCCACGGTCTGGACGCTGAGAGCGAACTCGCTAACATCCTCTCTACTGAGGTTCTCGCTGAGATCAACAGAGAAGTTGTTAGAACTGTCTACAAGATCGCTCGTCCTGGCGCTCAGAACAACACTGCTACTGCTGGTGTGTTTGACCTCGACGTTGACTCCAACGGTCGTTGGTCGGTTGAGAAGTTCAAGGGTCTCCTCTTCCAAATCGAAAGAGACATGAACGCAATCGGTCATGAAACTCGTCGCGGGAAGGGCAACATCCTCATCTGCTCTGCTGATGTGGCATCTGCTCTGTCCATGGCTGGTGTTCTTGACTACACCCCTGCACTGTCTGGCAACAGCAACCTTCTCCCTGATGACAACAGCAGCACTCTTGCTGGTACTCTGAACGGTAGAATCAAGGTTTATGTTGATCCTTACTCTGCTAACGTAAGTGACCGTCACTTCTACGTTGCTGGTTACAAGGGTTCTTCTGCCTATGACGCTGGTCTGTTCTACTGCCCCTATGTGCCGCTCCAAATGGTGCGTGCCGTTGGTCAGGACACCTTCCAGCCCAAGATCGGATTCAAGACTCGCTACGGCATGGTCGCGAACCCCTTCGCCGAAGGTACTACCCAAGGCAGCGGTGCTCTTACCGCTAACGCCAACCGCTACTACCGTAGAGTCCTGGTTGACAACCTCATGTGATCCATTCACAAAACTTTATCCGAGAGACCCGAAAGGGTCTCTTTTTTTGTACCTATGTAACGGGTTTGTAAAAAAGCAACAAATGTATATTACAATACAATAACTATCATAAGTAGTAATAGAAACCAGCGAGGTGATGTCATGCACTCAAACTTCTATTTGTTATGCAGTACATCTTATGGTGATCATCATGAAGAACATCGTATCACACAATCAATTAGATGAGTGGAGACACTTCGCTCAGACTATTGACGAACTAGAATCAGAAATGGACGACGTGAACGAATACTATGAGTGTCTGATTGATTGCCAAGACACCCAATCGGTGTGTAAACGGATATGTAAGGAGATGCTTATGTAATGAAAACCCAACATACTATCCAAAATGGTGCCGTCAAGGCACCTTTTTTGTTAAATAGTTGGTATAATGTACGTAGAACTCTTTATGTGGGATACCATGGGACGTGGACGTATCAGCAAGACAGATATGCTTGCCCGAGTATACAAACTTAAAACTGAGTTATTCGACGGTAAGTACAGTCATAAGAATGGAGACTGGCACGATGGAAGGCACTCCGCTCTTAATGAAATGCTGGACATGCTCAACGAATACTCCCAATGAATTCGGATCAGAAGAGAGAGTTCTATAAACAGTTACGTGAACGGATCAAACAACTAAGGATGCAG